CCATATCCCTTGTACGTACTCTTCAGGTTGTACCGAGAACGGAGATCCGGGCCTGTGCTCTTGTCATCAGCCTACGTACCTCCGAAGTACTAGGAACCCGACTCCGAACGCGTCGTGAGGCCCTCCGCGGGCCCGCCGGCGCCCCCGCCCTCCGGCGTCGACACCTCGCCGGGCCCGACTTCCCTCGAGCGCCTGGCCGGCCGCCTGGCGCCCTCCGCGGCCGCGTGAGCTCGAGCGGGTTCCGACTTCGCGCGCCGTTCGATCGTGCCCTTGCACACGGCCAGGATGGTACGGGCGGCCTCGAGCTCCGCCGTCTGGAAAAACTCGACGGCCGCGTCGGCCGGGTTGCGCTTTCTCGCCATGGTTCAGATCTCCTCGTTTGCTGGTTTACGCGTTCGATCGGTGCGGCCCCTGGCGCCGCCGTTTTTCGTGCATCGGGTGACGGCGTTCTTTCTCGCCGGAGAGCGTCGGCGCGCCGTCGCGCGTCGGGTTCTTGTGTTCCCGCTCGTGAACGTCGGCGTCGACGGCGGCCGCGTCGGCCGCGGCGGCCAGGCGGCGCGCCGCACGATCGGAGGGTTGCTCGAGCTTCGCGATCACGTCGCACAAGTGACAGCCGGCGCCGCCGCGTTCCCTCGAGCTCGAGCACGAGCCGAACGCGCATCCCTCGAGGCGCCGGCCGTCCGGACCCGTGCCCGTGCGGATCGCCTCGCGAACCCGCTCGACGAGCTCGTCGACGTTCACGAGCCGGCCTCGTGAAACGGACAGCGAACCCGCCGCGGCGCTCGAGCCGTGAGCCCGCGGAGCCGCGGCGCCGGGATCGTATGCCCGCAATCGAGCACGACGAGCGCGAATTCGTACGTCCGGATCCCGTTCCGGTTCGGCACGATCCGCCCTCGACGAACGGAGAGCACGCGGCGGAGCCAGGCGGCCGGCGCCGGTTTCGCGAACCTCCTGATCTCGAGCTCGATCGCGTCGGCGATCTCCGCCTCCGGCGCGAGTCGATCGTGGTGGATCTCGTGCGCCAGGAACTCCGCGCGCTCGCGGATCGTTTGCTTCCCTGGCGCCCGATCGAGCACGGGCCGATACGTGTAGGCGGCGCCGCTCACGCCGTTTTCTCCTCAGTCGGCGCCGCGGGCCCGTCGAGCCGAACGATCTCGATCCGGAATCCGCCCTTCGGATCCGTCGTCGTGTATTGCTTTTTGATCTCCGGCGGAACATCGACCGTCGTTTTCTTCTGGTATTTCCCGTTGATCACGAACGGGCCCGCGATCCCCTCCTCGATCCCGCGGAGCTCCTCTTTGATCGCCTTGTCGAGCCGATCGAATTCGCGCGCGCCGGCCGCGAGCTCGTCGCGCCGCGCGAGCCGCTTTATGAGCTCCGGATCGGTGAGCACGACGGCGCCTTTGCCGATCAGTGGCGGGTTGCATTCGTTCCCGTACCACGCGCATCGTTTACACTCCGCGGCGTCGCCCTCGAGAAACGGCGGGAGCGTGTTCGCCTCGACGTGATCGATCGCCTTCTCCGCGCGCGTGAGGAAATCCTCCATTCGCTCGAGGTGCTGATCGAGCTCGACGGGGAGGAGTTTCGGGATCCCACTCCGATCGAGGAGGAGAAATCCGAACGGTTCGCCGGCGCCGAACAAGTACGAGAGTAGCTGGTGGGCGCCGCCCTTCGTCCATGGGTTGTCGAATAGATCGGCGAACGTCTCGATCCGATCGGTCATCATCGGCGACCACGCCTTGACCTCGAGCGGCGGCCGCGCGCCGGCGATCTCGATCCGCGCGTCGACTTTGCCGGAGATCGCGACGCGCCCTTTGCGGTCCTTCAATTGAAACCGCTCCTGCTGCCCGATCATCGTGAACGGCGGATCGGAGTCGCGGCCGATCCGCTGTAGATCGATCAGGAGATCGCGCTCGCGATCGTCGCCGCGGCGGAACCGCGCGAGCACCTCCGCGGGCCAGGGCGGGAGCTTATCCGGGCGCGCCATCTCGTACACCATGCGACGGACACACGTCCGATACGCCGACGCGTACGCGTACGGGTGTGGCGTCTGCGGGCGGGCGGAGCGCGCGAGGAACGCGCCCCAGGCTTTCTCGATTCCCTTCGCGACGTCGAGCGGCGTCGCGTCGGCCGACGGCGCCGGGCTCGTGTTCGGTTCGCTCATTCGGAACGCTCCGATCCGTCGGCGTCGTAGATCGAACAGAGCCCTGCAGCGACCTTGAGCCGCGAGCATCCGCACGGGTAGATCGTCGGGCGCTCCGACTCGACGACAGTGATCGACGCCGCCGGCGTTGCGGCCGCCGGGCGCTCCCGCTCCGCGATCGCGCGCGTCGTGAACCTGCCGAGCGCGTCGAGCACCTCCGGCTCGAAAACGATCCGATTGGTTTCCCGCGTGCCGTCCTCCGTCGTGACGATCACGTTGAGCGTCGCGGCGTCGAACGCGGCGTATACGCCGTCTCCGAGGTAGTGCTTCCCCTCCATGGGCTCAGCCCTCCTGCCCGGGTTCGCGGTTCGCGGGCGGCGTGCGACGCTGACCGTGAGCCGGGCCGAACATCTCGTCGGCGCTCAGTTCGCGCTCGACGCGCCCGGCCGTTGTCGGCGCCGCCGTCGTGCGCTGCTGACCCGTCGCGGCCGCCTGGCCGGCCGTCTGCGCGCCTCCGGGCGCCTCCCCCGTCGTACCGGCGCCGGGCGACGCGGCGGCCCGCTGCGCGGCTCCGGCGACCCACTCCGGGCCGTCCACGATCCACCGCTGGCTTTCGTGCGTCTTGTACTTCGGACAGCCGTAGAACCCCGGGCGGCCGTTCTTGCCCTCGCGGAACACGCCGATCGACTTGCAGTGAGGACAGACCGGCGGATCGACTTCGGGCGCTTTCGTCGAGCGCGCGCCGAGCCGTTCGTCGCGCGTCCCGAACCCGCGGCCGTGCCGACAGTTCTCGATCCTTTTCGGCGTGCCCTCCCACGCGGCGACGAGCTCCTCGACGGGAACGGATTTCATTCCGGCGAGTTCGCGCGTCACGCCGCCGTCGAGGTTCGCGCGCGCCGCCTTGCGAACGAGCACCTCGAGCGCCACGCCGGTAACGCCGCGACAGAAATCGTCGGTGCTCGAGCGGGCCCCCTCGATCTGCTCGAGCGTCTGACCCGTGATCCGGCATCGGCCGGAGCCGCGTACGATGTAGGTGAACACGGCGGCGTCGTTGCCGGTGATCTTCTCCGGATCGCTCACGTCGAACACGTCGATCCCCCACAGATCGCGGAACCGTTCGGCGCCGGAATCCTGGCAGTACCCCACGATCTGCCCGCCTTGATCGTCGGGCGCTTTGAACAGGAGCCAGTCGGCCGGGCTCGTGAGTCGGATCGACGCGCGGCGGAGCGTCTCGACGACTTGAACGCGGGCCTCGATGATCTCGACGGCCTCGCCCTTTCGCCCGGCGAGCTCGTTCAAGTTCGTCGGCGCGCCCGGATGCCGGATAAGGTGTGACGGTTTTTCGGCGTCGAGTACTTCGGCGTCGATCGGTGATCGTTCTGTGCTCATGGCTGTCGGTCCTCTGCTTTCGTGGTTTCGTCGGTGAGAGTGATCGCCGTCGCGTCGTGCTCGACGGCCTCCTGTAGTTTCCAGTACGCGCGGAGCGCCGCGGCCCCGATCCCGTTGTAGGAGAAATGCTCGTGCGCGAGCGACGCGACGAGCGCGGCCAGGTCGGAACGCTCGAGGACGATCCGGCGGCCCGGCGCGTCGAGGTGATCGGCCGCCTCCCTCATCATGTCGGCCGTCGCGGGCGCCTCCCATCCCTCGCCCGTGATGCACGAGGCCCGCGTGCGGAGCGCGGCCGCGAGTTCGCTCGCGCTGCGCGTCGGGAGGTTCACCGTTTGCGCCTCCGGCCGGGGAGCGGCCCGGGGATCGCTTTGACGCGCCGCCGCGGCGCTTTCCGCTTCGCCGCCTCGATCCGCTTGTGGATCTCCGCCGTCATCCCGTCGCGGATTCCCTCGAGCGCCTCGACGGGGAGCCCGTTCGCGAGCGCGTGTGTCACGGCGATCGGTTCGCCGCGTAGCGTGAGCGTGATCTCGATCGTTCCCTTTTTCATTTGCCCTGCCTCCTGATCTGCCGACGGGTTCCCGGGTTCCGACCGTGCCGTGGCGTAGCTTCGTCCGGTCCCGGTTCCCCCCGTCGGCATTCCTGTTACCGCCCGCGCCACGGTTCCGGCGCGATCCCCAGGCGGCGCGCGAGGATCGCCTCGCGTATTTCGTACCGGGCTCGTCGGCGGCGGCGCGCCTCGCCGCGTCGTACCGCGTCTCTCATCCCGTCGAGCACCTCGCGCATTGAAAGGAACGCGTCGGCCGCCCGCCTCGCGGCGGCGCCCATGGGATCGAGTGCGTCGACGATCGCGCGCGCGATCGCTCGACCGTCGAGCGTGATCCGGATCGGTTTCAACGTCGGCCGCGTTTCCATGTCGTCGTGTTCCCTTTCCGCCGGTAGCGGTCGGCCTCCGCGTCGGCGGCGTGATCGGCCGTCGTGCCGAACATCTCCGCATTGTGGAGCGGACAGAGGAGCCCGTCGCCGATCTGATCCGTCATGAACCGGCCCTCGCCCGCTTCGCAGATTCCGACGTGCGCGCCTGGCCCGTCGAGGATCAGGACGTCGGGCCATCGCCACTCCCCGCCGTCGGTTTTGACTTTGTAGTAGGAACCTCCGCCGTCCCGCTTTTCACATTTCAGGAGGCGGCCCTTGGCTTTGTCGGCGCCGACGAGGACGCGATCGTAGTGCTTGAAACAGGACGGGAGCGGCTTCCGCTCGCCGCCTCCGCCGGAGCCCCGGAACGCGCCGAACGTGCCGTAAGGGAATCGCCTCACTTGCACGCCTCGAGGAGTTCTTTCGAGACGCTCTCGATCGCGGCCTCGCGGTTGACGCTCGCGCCCGCGCCGCAGTGGATACAGGCGATCATCTCGACGCCCGGCCGTTCGGGATCCTCGCGCCAGATCCCGAGACGATGCCGGTTCGCTTCGCCGTGCGCCCGCACGCGGAGCCGCGCGAGCACGTTCGGCGGGCCGCCCTCGATCGCGACGCGCGCATGTTGCCGGAGCGCCACGGCGGCGCCGCGCGACGGGAATCGTAGGACTCGTGTAGAATGTGAACCGCTCACGGTTTGGCCTCCCTGCTCGCCGCCGTCGGCTCCCCTCGCCCGGGAGTCGGCGGCGTTTTCGTTTCTACCGTTTGACCTGGCCGAATGCCCCGAACACGCGGGCGAACCTCGCCGGAGCCCGGCCGATATACGTGATGTAGTTCGCGTGCGACGGCGCGGCCGCCGTTTTCTTTTCGAGGCGCGCGAG